CAAAAACTAACTCACCCGCAATTGATGGTGGGTGAAGTGCGCTTCCTTATCGCGGCCTTGCATAGTCACAATATTAGGTTTTGCGGAGATGATACAGGTCCTGGCGGAGCTTATGCGGAGACCTGCTCTAATCTAACGAGCTATTTGTCACACGTTATTAGTAATCGACTTGGTAAGCCTTACACAATTACTGACCCTCAGCAGCTTGTCATTATGGCACTTCATAAGTTAAATTTAAAACAAGTTGAGCTAGCAAGATTGTTAAATGTTTCCGCAGGCCAGATTAGTAAGTGGAAAAATCAGGGTCAATATATGTCTGTCTCGCGCCAAAAGATGATAAAGGAGTTAATGCAATGAAACCGTACCAAAAAGAATTTGCTGACTTTGACAACGGTGAAGCCTTTGATAAAATCCTAGCCGCAATAGAAGCTCATGGCTTTAAAGATTGTTCTTGGCATAATGATGCCATGCCTTGCATTATATCGGAACTCGATCATGGCTTCCAACAGGTTATCTGGGTTGATTACAAAGATTTAACTAAGTCTGAGTTCCCAGAGCAGCGCTTGATTGGATGGGACAGCGTGGGGCGAATGAAACAATTTATGTTTGGTGAGCGTGATGCAGATGGTGAGTACACTGAAGAATGGAATTATGATGATATAGACCTCTTAATCTCGCACGTTCTCAAAGTGATGACAGCATGAAAGCTTGTCCTGGTTTAAAAGATGATAAAGGAGATAGTATAATGAAAAATTTGTATTGGGTTGAATTAGAAGAAAGTAACTATCTGGAAATACCTTTTGCGAGTGAGGGAATTTTCGAGCAATCGCAAGAATGGTACAATAGCTTGTCCAAAAAACAGTTAATTGAATACTGTAATAAAAATTACGTTTCGTTGGGCCAAGATGTTAACACGCTGAAGCCGTTTTGGGCAACTCTAGCAATGGCTGTGTATGCGTGGACTACTCTTACACCTGATCCGCGTATGCTGCGATTGATTGATGACGCGCAAATGAGGGTGGGCCAATGAAAAAGCTCGTAAAAATCCAGCGTGAAATCCTTGAAAATGCAATGTCTTCAGAAGCACAGCACGGTGTACGTAAGCCAATTCACGTCAGCAACTTCGGTAAAGACCTTTCTGGTTTCGCTAAATCATATGCAACCTATTGTGGTAAAATGGAGCAGCTTATCGAAGCTGGTTTTATTTCACGTCACATTGATGCACCAGACGGTTATGCATATATCACCTTGGCTGGTGAAAACTTCATCAACAACTACTCAGTAGTGGAGCAAGATGACGCGCAAATGAGGGTGGACCAATGAACCGCACAGAAATTGCAGAGCTTATGTCTTGTGACATGGGTTTAAACATCAAGGCTAGTCACCTCAAAACTGTAGGTAATTGGCTGTTCTTGTACCGCAAAGACCTCTTTGATGAGGATGGCACTAAAGAGGTTGAGTGCTATACTTTGCCTTGTGGTCCAGACACATTTGAAGCTTACACAGATATTCCTTATGCTGCTTCACCCTTTGCCGCGACCAAAGAGGTCAGAGCTAAGGCTTTTGATACGTTAAACGAGGACTATGTAGCCTCTCTTAGAGACAGTGGTGAGCATGACAGGGCTGAGAAGTTTTTGACGGGTAAGTACCCGTTTGGTTATGGCTTGCTTGCTGTGTTTGGAGGCTGTGGTGGCTTGGGCGAAGAGCATGATTTAATCGTGCTTAATGGTGACCATTTCGAGGCAGTCAAAGACTTTCTGCGCTATCAACTGGAATGGTCACTACTTTGTGCCGTACACGATCAGGACGCCATGGATGAGTTTTACCAGAGAGAAGGCAATTCGGGTTTTGGGGAAAAGCTTATAAAAGTGGGCGTATTTGGTCACAAGTGGCACAATCGCTCTGATTGGGTGCTTGTTGAAATGGAAGATGGGAAACCCATCAATGACTGTGGCTTTAAGTTAAACATCATTAAACAAGGGGAGCATGTACAGTGACTAAAGTAATTTTAAGCGTGATCGACAGTCATGGGGACACATGGCTTTACCCGTTTACCTCCAACATTATGGCTGATGACGCCTTAGAGGCAATGAAGCTGTTGTCGGACAGGGCTGGGGACGAACTACAACTAGAGGTAATCCCATTAGAACTACCCAAATCTAAATCCGAAATTCTAGAGGAATGGGAAGATCAGTTAAAGGGAGAGACCTCAAAGAAGCTACGAAACAACTCTCCCGAATGGTTTAAGGAACTTGAGGATGTAGCTCATAGTACGATTAAGGAGCAAGCTGATGACTGACATGGTAGATATTTCAAAACGGCGGCAATTTATACCCCTAATTTGGCCTATGATTGCCAGGACAAATGAAGTGAATTTAATGGCAAAAGAAATATTTAATGATCAACGCTATTCTATTCGTTACAGTGCCGGAAAAGCTATTGCTCGGTATGAACTGCTAAACGAGCAAGGCAATTGGCGCAAAGATTACAGTGAAATGGTTTTTGATACAAAAGCACAGGCAAATAAATTTTTAGCGGAAAAGAACCAACACCATGCAGAGATTATTTATGAATCCATTGAAATAGAGGAGCAAGATGAAGACTGATAAGTTTACTTTAGAATTTGGTTTAGATGTCTTTGATGAGCTTAACCGTTTGAGCAGCCAAAGTTTCTATTCAACGCAATCTGACAGGTTTGAATTACCCAATGGCAATTATGACCTTCTACCTGCGTCTGATGAAGGCTGGATGATGTACTGGGTGGGTGAGAATACTTTAAATGCAATAGTAGCCGAGAGAATACTTCTTGCTGCTGGCTACAAGGTACATAGGCTTTGGGATATGAATGATAATCCAGAGCCAGAATGGTGTTTACTAACTGACTTTAAAGATAAGATGTGGAGGAAATAGGACAGCAGACTTTACCGCCTACCTGGCTACAAACTATAGAGAACCCCGCTTAATGTGGGGTTTTTTTACGCCTAGCTCGCTAGCTGTGGTACTAATTCCGCCTACAAGCTATTAATTAATTAGCAGCTAAATACATTGTTAAATCAATGCGCTTACTAACGTGGGAGGTCTCTTAATAATTTAGCACTAACAAAGTGCTTGATGTTGGCGGTAACACTGCTACTTTAAATATATCAGATTAAAACGATAAGGTACTATTAACAACAATTCGGGAGTGATAAATGGATGACATAATAAATGCGGAGGGACCAGGGAGCAGTAAATTATCTCCGCAACTGTCGGGAGGTCGGGGATGTGTGACCGACCATGTAGTTAGTGAAATAAAATATGCCCTGATCGAAGCTAACAAAAGAGCAGTTGAAGAAAAAAACAGTTATTCAGTTGTTTACATAGATACTTTGCAAACAGTGCTAGTTGTACAAACAGATTTCGCGGGGGAGGAGTTTGGATGGGACCACATAGCAACGGTGACACCGTAAACAGTCTACAACAATTTAAACAACACATATTAAAAGGTTCCTTAACAGGGGCCTTTTTTCGTTACAACACACAGTTAACAGTTTTTACTTGTATTAACTAAGTGTGTTTTGTACGGTTAAGTTATTAACTAAACCAATGATCAGACGCTTAACTAGGAGTATTGTTATGATTAAAGCACCATATGTAAGACCGCGTAAAATTAAATCGAACGACACTATCGTTTATGATCTGCGACCTACAGATGAACTACTGAAGGCGTTCCCTGAATTAAAACGCCAATCGACCCCAGATAAGAAATATGCAAATTCTATAGGATACGAGTGGAAACGAAAGCTAGAGGAGTGGTGGAAGAAGGGTCAAGCAGACAATAAATACGGCCCTAATACAGTAAATTCTATAATTGATTACTATAAAGGTTCTATGGCCTTTCAAGAGAACCTCACTGATAGCAGTCGAAGATCGTATCTACATCACTTAGATTATCTGATGAAAACAAATGTTGGACGCAAAGAGTTTGGCGCTATGGACGTAGATGATGTTGACTATGATTATGCTCAAAAACTTTGGCTGTTCATTCGAGATGACATCAGTAAGCATAAGGCTAATCATTGTATCAAAGTTTTAAAGATTATTTGGTCGCTGTGCCTTATATCTAAACGGGTGAAGTCTAATGTTTTTCGGGAACTCAAAGTTCCTAAATTACCTGATCGTAAGGTCATGTGGGAGATCGAAGATATACGTGGAATGATAGATTACTGTGATGCAAACGGACACAGTAGCATGGGAACAATCATTACTATGTGCTTTGAGTTCTGCCAGCGCCCTGGCGATATACGCAAGTTCCAATGGTCACATATTAATGGTCGGACGGGCGTGAGTAACTTCATTCAGCAAAAGACTAAGAAAGATATGGCTATTGCAATGTCTAATGCAGTTCAGCAGCGTCTACATCTGCATTTAAAACGCAATACAGATGATTTTATATGTGCGTATGAGAATACAGGCCGTCCATACACGCAAGACAGTGCGAATAAGATATTTAGGAAGATGGCGAAAGGTTATGGGCTTCCTGAAGTGCTTATTAAAGGTCAGTTTAACAAGGATGGTACTCAAAAGTACTCTACCACATGGCTTTCTGATCTTAGGCGTACTGGGGCTACTCATGCAGCTAGAGCGGGGTGTACTGATAGAGAGTTAATGAGTTTAACCGGACATCGTGACCCGCAAATGTTGGTTGTGTATGCCATTGAAGGTGAGATCGAAAGTACTCATGCTCAAGCCAAACGTAGTAAGTATGACAGTGGCCTGTTGAGGGAGGGTGAACTGTTTGCTTCCCAACAAAAGTTGATGGCTCATACCGCTAATGTTGATGGCCTGTCTGGGGAATGGGAGACACAATCGGGGTTTAAAATAAATGCATAAAAAACAAGCGGGGGCTGCACTTATGACTAAATGGATTATTTGTAAGAGTTATGATGTGGAAGACTTTGACGCAGACGGCATCGGTGATTGTATTACCACTGAGTTGGACTGGGAAGAGTACAACAGTGAAGAAGAACTGTTAAAAAACCTTCAGTCTAATATGTTCAGCGAAAACAATCAGCCAATTAGATTAAATACATTGAAAGAGTACGCACTGTTATACCCCTTTAAAATATACAAAGCGGTGGATATTCTAGACGTTGAGGGTAAAACTAATGATTAAGGTGGATTTGGTTGGCTGCATAATTTGTGGGGCGGCTAAAACGGTTGTTTCGGATTCTCGCCCAGTGGTTAAGAACAATACGCATTTTACACGCAGAAAACGTGAGTGTTTAAAATGCAATTCAAGATACTGGACTAAAGAAGTAATCGATCACCCAGCCATGCCCTATGAATATGCAAAGGCAAATAACATATCTCTGGACGATTTGGAGACAGATTAAACCGCCTTACGATGCTACCGTAACATATAACTAAGAGGTCAGCTAATTTGGGGCTGGCCTTTTTTATGTTTAGGGGGTGAGTCGGTGTCTTTTACAAAATCGTATGGCTCCTACAACACAAAAATAGCAGAAATGGCAGTCTGCCACCGCACGTTCTGCCATGCCATTATGTGATCACAAACACACTATTATCGTTATTAATCAATACAATGGCTCCGGCGGTAGGGATCGAACCTACGACCAATTGAGTGGTAGGAGACATTGTTTTTAAACGATAAATTCAGACATCTCTAAAATACCTGTTAACTTTAGGTGGCGTAGTAAATCATTTACTAATTGGCGCACTTAACTGTTGACAGATCGGGCTAGCCATATAAGCTGACGCTGTCCCTATGAAGGGGCAGTATAGCCAAAGGCTTATAATGACCTACGCTGAACAACTCCAGATAATTAAAGATATACCTCTCAGAGAAGGTGATACAAAAGTTATAACCTGTCCCTTCTGTGGAGGTCAGAAGAAGTTAGCTCTTTCTAAGATAGACGGTAAGTTAATGTGGAACTGCTACAGAGCGTCCTGTGAGGGCAAAGGCATCCATACGGGTAAGAGAGACCTGCAATCAGCTAAGAGCTATCTTAGCGGCCAAGTACGGCAGCGTGAGGTGTATGTAAGACCTTTACCGTCGATCACTACTTCTGTAGAGAACCACAAACCAGCCCTCGACTACCTGGCTAGCGTAAACTGTTTGGAAGCTTATGAAGCTGGATACATAAAAATCAGATATGACCCTTCTAAGGATCGTGTACTGTTTTATAGTGGTGAAGGGGCTGTCGCTAGGTCTCTAAGTTCTTACGGACCTAAATGGATAAGTTTAGGAACTATGGTCGAAGGAGTGCATGTAGGTCGCGGTACAACTGCTGTATTAGTTGAGGACGTACCATCTGCATGTTCAGTATCCAGAGTTAACGGCTTAGTTGGGGTTGCTATGTTGGGGACGAATATTACTAAAGCACTTAATAAAGCCACGGAAAAGTACCTTAATAAATATTTATGCCTTGACAAAGATGCCTCTGCTAAGGCTATTGTTTTAAAGCGCCAGTTTGGTGCGGGTTTAAAGGTGCGGCTACTTAGTCAGGATTTAAAAGTACTAAGTAAAAGCCAAATAAGTCAGTTGTTAGACTTTAACCTTAAAATTTGATGTAAACATATGAGGGGGATATCTAATGTTAAACATATTTAATGATGTTGTTGACCATCCAATCAATAACTCGGCACAAGTGTACAGAGGGACTAATTTAAAAGTTGGTCCACCAAGTACTGCACCAATGTGGACAATTTCAAATCAAAACAGATGCAATCTTAGTCTATCAATTGGCGTCCTAGATGGCATCAGCGTGAGATCAACAACTGGTTCAGCCGAACGTAAAAGGAACATTATCAAATGGTAATTTCTTATACTAAAATAAAAAATGACGACAGAAGTCTCGATGTAAATTTTTCGTGCAAGAGAGCAACACGGAATTTAAGTATTAAAAAAACTAGCTCCGTGAGAGTTATGTACCAAAAGTATTGGGTGGACAGAGAAGCTAGCCGAGCATACCGCTCCTCTGGAGTATTTAGTGCTGGTTTTTTTGGAATCTCAGTCACGTCTTGGTGCAACACGGCCCGTGGTGGCCCACATATCATATTTACTTAAACATAATCAGTAAGTAAGTGCAGTTAACGCTGCATACATCCAAAATGTATATGATATGAAAAGAGAGACCAATGAAAATTCGTGCGGTAGCAATTATTGATTTAGAAATAGATGGCGGCTTTAGGGACGCAGCAAACATAGAAGATGTACTGAAGGCTACAATCAAAGACTTCTGTGATCAGCAGAAAGGTGTAGTATCATGGCAAGCAGAGATACGGGATCGTCGCGGAGACAACCCACCAAATCTCAGTTCGATGAAATTTAGAGCTAACTAGACTAGCTACAGTCGTTCAATACTAAAAAGGGCTTCTCAGAAATGAGGGGCTTTTTTTTTGTATTTTAATAATCTAAGGTGGCGTCGAAAGACATTTAGTTGAAGGACTAGTAAATGGACCAATCTTTACTAAAAAGCTGCCTTAGTTACGAATTTTATAACAGTAACAAGGCTAAATTAAGACCCACACTTTTTGATGACTCATTGAAAGACATATATAAAACATTAGCTTCTATGCACGATAAGTTTGAGCAAGACATCAGCCCACTAGAAATGTTTAGCTTCTGGAAATCGAAAAACCCTACCTCAACAGCCTCTTGGGATGACGAAATAAAAGGGCTAGTCCACTCCATAGACAAGGCTGAAATATTAACCCCCGTGATTGCTACAGAAGTTATTGAGAACCTTTGGCGGCAATCGATAGGCTTAGACATTGCTGACCTCGGAATAAAAATGAGTGAGGGTGATGTTCAGGCTATGGATCAATTGAATGTTCTGCTTAAAAAAGTATCAGGGGGATATGCTCCTAATAACTTTGCAGATGCAATTGTTACGGACGATATTTACGAGATGCTGGCAGCGGTGTCGGATGAGAATAAGTTTAAGTTCAACATCGAAACATTAAGCCGTCATGTCTATGGCATCGGACGCGGTGACTTTGGTGTTATCGCAGCATACTCGAATGTAGGTAAAACAGCTTTCGCGATTAGCTTGTGTGCATCACCAGGAGGTTTCTGTGAGCAAGGAGCTAAGGTTGGATACATTGCTAATGAGGAAATCGGTAAGAAGACGAAGCTGAGAGCCATCCAAGCTTTTTGTGGGCTAACTAAAGAAGAGGTTATCTTTGATCCCCGTGCAGCTTCAGCACGATACTTAGGTATTAAGGACAGATTAATATTTGCTGACGCCCAGGGCTGGGACATTCAAGAATTAGATGGCTTCATAACTGAGCAAGCTTTTGATGTAGTAATTGTGGACATGGGAGATAAAATTTCTCTGACTACACAGTTTGATAGCGGTCACGCTCGCCTTCGAGAATTATACTATCGGCTCCGAGAATTGGCAAAAACGCACAATCTTGCGCTATTGGCCCTATCGCAAGCTAGTGCAGAGGCTGAAGGCAAGACGCGCATTACGATGTCCATGATGGAAGGCAGTAAACTCGGAAAAGCTGCGGAGAGCGACATCATGCTGGGTGTAGGTAAAACGGATGATCCAAACAATCCTGACGATCCTACTCGCTACATCAACGTCATGAAGAATAAGATTTCGGGCTGGCA